TCTTCAGCGCCCGCCTGTCCCCGTACGATCCTTGGACATCGGAGCGTCGGTCCCCCGAGATCGTCGCCAACGAGATCCAGTACATCCGCGACCTGCTCGATCAGCACGGCCTGACCTTCGTGGATATCTGGACAAAGGAAGGCAAGCCGGGGGGCAGCGTGTACGTGGACGACAAGGCCGAGCGGTACGGCGGCTGCAAGCGCTGCTGGTCCAAGGTCACGGCGAAAATCCTGATGCGCCTCCAAGGTGAGGCACCGCAGTTCCCTGCGTTCGATCAGAACAAGGAGGTCACAACCTGAGCTGGATCGACCCGAGCGAGTTCGCAGAAGTCGCGGCACTCGTTTACGAACTCGACACCCGTGTCGACGGACTTGAGAGACAGATCCAGAGCCACGAGCCCTGGGTCGGCGTCGAGGGCCAGTTGCGCACACGGCTTGAGCGCGTCGAGCAGGCCCTACATGCTCTCGTCAGCGAGCCCGGCAACCCGCACTCATCGGCCGTGCGCGCACAGCGAATCCTGACCGATGCTCCGGCGGCGTAGCAAGCCGCCGAAGAGCCTCACCCTCGCATACGGAGGCCTGCAGCCACAGCGCTACGAGGTTGCCCACAACTACTGGCCGCTGTACCTGAATGGCGGGGACGTGCTTCTAGTGCAGACAACGGATGGAGGCACTCTGTTCGTGACAACGAAGGGCCTTGCTTGGATGCGGCTAGAAAAGGTCGGCCCTGGGGCTTAGCCCCGCGGCGCTCCGCTGGTTCGATGATCGGCGGGGTATCCGCCGAGAAACGCTAGAGGCCTTCGGGCTCACATCCGGCACTGACGAACCCGACCTCACCATCATCCCGTACCCGCGCGGCATGACGAAGTTCCGCAAGGGCTTCGAGAAGAGCGACGGCCGGAAGTTCTGGTGGACCGATGCCGCAGGCAACCGCACCACACCGGGGCAGGTTCCGTTCCTGCCGCCGCACTTCGAGAACGACGCCTCGCAGCTGATCGTCTTCGAGGGCGAGACCGACACGATGGCAGCCTGGCAGGCGGCCACCGACACCTGGAAGACCAGGGTGCTGGGGATGTCCGGGACGGACGCTTGGAAGGACGAGTACGCCGAGGAGCTGTTCGGCAAGGCGAAGCGTGTCTTCTTCGTCACCGACAACGATGACCCGTACGAGAGCCCCGACGCCGCGGAGTCCGTCGAGCGCGGCTGGAAGAAGGTCAAGGCGAGCTTGGGCCGTAAGGCCCGGCGCGTGCGCCTGCCGAAGGGTACGAGCGATGCGGCCGAGTTCTTTCAGACCTATGACTGGGCCGCGTTCCACGTCCTGCTCAAGCGGGCGGGTGAGCCCGTCCGCCACTACCCGCGCCTCAACCTGAATCAGCCCGTGCCCGACACGGACTGGATCGTGGAGGACTTCGTCGTGGCGAACGAGGCCACAGTCCTCGCTGCCGACGGCGGGGTGGGCAAGACGTTCCTGATGCAGGCCCTGTCCCTGGCCGTCACCGGCGGGGACGAGACGTTCCTGGGCTTGCCGATCAAGCGGCACGGCCCGGTCATCTACGTGGACGAGGAGAACAGCCGGGCGCTGGCCCACCAGCGCCTGCATGCCCTCGGCTACGACCCGAAGAAGCACTCCGATCTGGAGTACATCTGGTACGCCGGAGTTGACCTCATCCACGAGCCGGAGAAGCTGCTTGAGGAGGCCATCGAGATCGAGCCTGCGCTCGTCATCGTGGACTCTCTGAGTCGTGTCGCTCTCGGCGCGGAGGAGAACTCGAACGACGCCATGACACTGCTCATGAAGGGCGGCGTCATCCCCATCGCGCGTGAGACGAACGCCGGCGTCATCGTCGTCCACCACTCGGTGAAGGGCGGTGGCGGGTCGAGAGGCGCCGGAGCGATTCGAAACGCCTCCGACCAGGAAATCTCGGTCATCGCTGCCGAGGATCGCAAGGGCAACAAAACCGGAATCCTGAACATCTTCCCGAGCAAGCCCCGCCGACAGACGGCGCACCTACACGCGCAGATCGTCGGCGATGTGGAGAAGGGCGAGGTTCGGGTCCAACTACCTGAGGAGGACGATCCCTTCTAAGTGGCTGCCCGCCGCTGCGTGCTGCACGGGTCATTCCCGATTGACTTCAAGTTCCAGGCATGCCCCGTCTGCGGAGAGCGCACCGACTACATCTCGAACGCTGAGCCGGACGAGCACTGGGAGAGCAACATCGTTCGACACCAGGAACGCATCGTCCGGGGCGAGACTGAGATCCCCGAGATCCCCGTTCTCGAAGGCGTGAAGGCGTTCATCGAGAACGACCAGTACTACCTCTCGTCCCACGAGATCATCCAGGCCGGCGTTCAGCGCCGGCTACAGCCTGGAGACCTCGTTCAGATAGGCAAGCAGGTCTTCGAGACACAGACCTACAGCTACGCGAAGCGGCGCTACTACGTCCGGCCGTTCAGCACCACGCTGAGCGACGAGGACCTGTCCAGCTTGGCAGGCCCGTAGTGTCGGGCTTTGTGCCTCGCGGGCTCGGTCATCCCGCACAAGGCCCTTCCCCGCATCTCTACTTCCACCCGGTCGACGGGCGGCTCGTGTTCTTCGCGGCGCTTCTCATCGCCGTCATGGTCTTGATCGGCTGGCGCCTGATCGCCGAGAAGTGCCGGAAGTGCGATGGCGAGTAAGCGCTGGAAGGTCATCGAGCTACAGAAGTGCCGCGAGCTGGGCGGCGAACGAACCGGACCAACCGGCCGCGATCTCCCGGACTGCGTGGACATCTGCGTCGGCCTAGAGGTCAAGAGCTACAAGACTTTCGTTTGGCTGACCGAGGACTGGCGCCAGGCGAAGGAGAACGCCGAGAAGGTCGGGCAACACCCGGTCCTGGCGCTGAAGGAGCGCGGCCACAACGGGCGCGACAGGGTGCAGATGCACTCAGCGCTCTGGATCATGCTCGAGACCGGCGCGATGACCGGAGGCATGGACGCCTTCGGGGAAGTCACCACGCACGAAGTTGATGGAGACGAGGTCGCCCGCATGGACTGGGACTACTTCGTCCGCCTCTACGACGAGTTCTACAGAAAGGACTAGCCACTTGGCTGAAAATCAGTACCGGACCCTTATCGGTGTGGTCCAGTTTGACCCCCGCGAGGGGCAGGCTGGCGGCAAGGACGTTCGCAACATCACCGTCCGCACCGGCGGCGTGAAGGAGCAGTCGCTCCGGGTCGGCGCCACTCTCTGGCCGTCCCACGCGCACGTCGAGGTCGGCAAGGGTGACTTCGTTGTCCTCGAAGGCAAGTTCTCGCGCAACGAAGGCACGAACGGTCAGGGAGAGAAGGTCACGTACAACAACCTCTCCGTCACCAACATCCTCAACCTCGGCACGCTCGATGCGGGTCAGGAAGTCGAGACCGTCAACACTGACGAGCCGGCCGCCGACGCTGAGGACGAGGACGATATTCCGTTCTAAGCACTGACCAGCATGGACGCCGCAATCGCGGGATACCGCGAGGCGGTCCAGGCCATCGCTCTGCGCATATCGCGCGGGGCGGTGGCTGCTCAGATCGGCGTGCAGGTGGATGATCTCGAACAGGAAGGCCTCATCCACATCTGGCAGAGCCTCGCACGGGGCGTCGATCCGAGCACTGAACAGATCGAGTACCGGATGAGGTCGTACGTGCGTCTTGAGGGCGCTCAGGTCGGCCGCAACCGAAACGGCGAACCGCTCGCCTACGAAACCCTCCTATCGCTCGATGACTTCCGTGGCATCGAAGCCGAGCGCGGGTAGGTATTCGGAGGACGAAGTTCGGGCACTGATCGAGCACTACGAGCACCTGAGAGAGCTGGAGGGCACACGTCCCCGCGGTCTCGAATGGCTCGCTCGACGCAGTGATCTTGACCGCGCGCTGGAGCTGATCTCTGACGAGTACTGGGAGGTCGTGCTTCTCGCAGGCCTCATCGGTTTCACGACATACGAAACCGCCCGGCTTCTCCAGATCAGCCAGACCGCCGTGACTAAGCGCTACCGCTACGCCATCGAGGAGGTCGCCTACCACATGACCGAGGGCACTTGAGGCGCTCGACCTTCGAGCCGCAGGTCTACGCCGCGCTCGCTGGCCGAAGCCGATCCCGCCGCTCGAACCGTGAGGTCGCCCGCCTACTGGGCGTCAACGAGGCCACCGTCCGCCGGGGCCTAGAGCGGTACGAGGAGACCCTGCGCGACCGCAAGAGGGCGAAGGACCGTGCCCTGCTACAGACCGAGAAGGGCCGCGCTAGGGCCCGTCGCTTCAGGCTGAACGAGTTCCTGAAGAGAACCACACCGAAACTGGAGGACGCATAAGCCGCTACACCGAAAAGACCGAAGCAGAGATTGCGTGGAACGAGATCCGCACGACGGTTCAGTTCATCGCGAACATGCGGACGTCTCAGGCCAGGGCTCGCGCCTTGAACCGGATTCTGCCCCCGCTGCAGGATGAGTTCGAGTCGGCGCTGAGTGCGGGCCAGTTGCTCGAGCTAGGCCCGGCGCATCTGACTCAGATCGAGGCGGTCATCGCCGAGGAGCTGGATGCCGTTGTTGGATGAGCACTTCATCTACAGCCGTCTGCATCTAGAGCCTCAGGTTGCTCGTCTACTGCTCGATAGAGATGGCCAGATTGGGCGCAAGAACGCTGAGGGAGCGGTGGACGTTGTCTTCTACAAGTACGCGAAGAATCGAGAGGATGCAGAAGAACTCGTCGCAGGATTGAAGGCTGTCAGGGCCGTCCTGCACGTTATAGGGCAGGACCTGGAGAAGTTCTTGGACTGCTTCGACTTCTCTAAGCCCGGTGGGGTGGCACAGTCGGAATGCGACCGAGATGACTAGCTTGCTCGTTCCGAAGCGCGAGCTGAAGGTGCTCGACTTCGACATCGAAACGCGGCTCGTCGGCTTCTACGAAGCTGGCCGCTTCTCCCCGAAGGGCAGTGAGCCCACAGCTATCGCTGCCTCGTTCGTCGGCGAGAAGAAGGTCCACGTCTGGGCGCAGCCGGAGTACGACGTCGTGGACATGCTTCTCTACTTCACCGACCTGTACGCCGAGGCTGACATCGTGACGGGTCACTACATCCGCAAGTTCGACCTGCCCCTCATCAACGGCGCACTGATCGAGTACGGCCTCGCGCCGCTTGAGAAGAAGCTCGCACAGGACACGAAGATCGACCTGATCGAGTTCTCCGGACTGAGCAAGTCGCAGGAGAACCTGGCTGAGATGCTCGACCTCGCGGAATCGAAGTTCAAGATGAACGATGCCAAGTGGCGCAGGGCCACGCGCCTCAGCCCCGACGGGGTGGCGCTGACGTTGAAGCGCGTCACACAGGACGTCGTCATGCACAAGGAGATGCGTCAGGCCCTGCTCGACGCCGAAATCCTGAAACCACCGACCCTCTGGGAGCCGTGAGGGCCTTACCGCGCGGCTACCAGGACATCGTATTCACGACGGTAGACGGTCGCGAAGTACCGCACACACCCTGGCCACAGCACTTCTACATCAGCGGCCAGAGATGGCTGAGCGCGTACGACGCCTGGGATGTGCGGCCACTCACCTTCACCGGAATCGTGAAGGGCGTTGGCCGCAACTTCATCACGATGAACTATTGGCGCTTCATGATTTTCCTCCGAGTTCTCGGGTTTCTGAGCACTCCGGAGACGGCGCGCCTGTCCTGGCACCACTTCACGCTTCGCTTCTGGAAGCACCAAATGTGGTGGCGCTTTCGAGTCGTACGTCTCGGGCGACGACTACTGACCAAGTTGAAGGAGAGGATGAACTGACCGACCTGAACACGCTGCGCGATCTGCGGGCGAGAGAGACCGAGCTGAAGATCGCCAAGCTCGAGCACGAAGTCCGCTCCGAGGCAGCGAGCGCCGAGGCGCATGAGATGGAGCTGGCGAAGATGCGCGATGCCGAGGCCGACCGCCTCGCGAAGCCTGGCAGCCGCACCTATCGGCAGCTCAACATCTTCGCTCCGATCTACGGCAACGCCGTGGACTCCTGGATCGACATGCTTGAACATTGGGAGCGGCGCGACCCCGGGGAGCCAATCGTCATCAGGATCAACTCCCCCGGCGGTGACGTGCTCGACGGCTTCGCGCTGCTCGACACGATCCTGCGCCTGAAGCGCAAGGGCCACCACATCACGACGCACGGCATCGGGATGATCGCTTCGATGGCGACCATCCTCATGCAGGCTGGGGACGAGCGGGTGTTGGACGCGAACGCCTGGTTCATGATCCACGAGATCAGCGCCGGAGCACGGGGCAAGACCTCGGAGATCGAGGACGAGCTGAAGTTCATCGGCAAGCTCCAGGATCGTCTGCTCGATCTTCTTGCCGAGCGGAGCACGCTCACGAAGACACAGATCAAGCGGCGCTGGAAGAAGACGGACGACTGGATGTCGGCTGAGGAAGCGCTGAGTCTCGGATTCGTGGACCGAGTCGAATAGCGCTGGACCTTTCGCCTGAATGGTCCTACACTCACTCTCTGACTGAAAGGAGCCAATGGCTCGCACAACGAAGACCGCCCCCGAGGCGATCATCTCAGTCCTCAAGCGCGGCCCTAAGCGCGGCCTCACCGCCGCCGCCATCGCAGATCGCGCAGGACTGAACCTCAACACCACGCGGACGTCGCTGTACCAGCTCGCCGCTGCCGGCGACATCGTCCTCGTTGGGCGCGAAGACCCCTCCTTCGGGCGTCCAGCGAACCTCTACACCTTGGCGTACGCGGCCTAGCTCCGCTACGCTCAGGCCTCTTCCCTCTGGCGGGAAGACACGAGCCCCTCAGCTTCGGCTGGGGGGCTCTATTTTTGTTCCGACTTGTTTAGTAGTGTTACCGGCGCGGGGTCGGCCCGAGGCGATGACTCCGTTGGTGCGGGGTTGGAAGCCTCTCCGGCCCCGTCTCTACTACGGGCCCTTTGTTACAGCGGATCGTCGGCGTAGAGCCTAAGGATTCCGCGGTGAAGCTCTGGGTCCGCCACGTTGTCGTAGTAGCGGCCCGAGATGTCCTTCGGTGCCCAGCCCATGATTCGGTTCCGGACACTCTCGTCCACGCCGTTGCGTCGCAGGCTCGTGTTCACCGTGCGGCGGAAATCGTGCGGCGTGTAGATCGGGCTCAGACGCTTTACCATCTCCTGCACTGTCTGCGCGGCGACACCGTTCTTGCCGTCGCTCGGGATCACGAACTTCCCCGCCTCCCGCTGGGCCGGCGTGAGCACGTCCCCAAGCTCGGGGTGGACCGGGACCAAGCGCAGCTTTCGCCCCTTGCCGATCACGCGAATCGTCTGCGTCGACAGGTCGAGCACTGAGGCGCCAGCGGGCCCCTCTTCCCAGCGCAGGCCAATGATCTCTGCCCGGCGCATGCCGGTGTAGGCGAGCAGGTGGAACCACAGCCAGTCCCGCTCGAGCCGGATGCGGTCGCGAATCACCCGCAGGCATTCGACGGGGATGATCTTGATGTCGCGAGGCTCGCCCTCCTCGGGCTCGAGATCGCTCGACGGGTTCCGCGTGATGCGGCCGTTCGTGGCCGCGTAGTTGTAGGCCGCCCGGATGTGCCGCAGGTGCGTGGCCTGCGAGCTGGCGGACAGCGGCAGGGTGTCGAAATACTCTTCGAGAAGCCCAGGCGTGACCGTCTCGACTGTCAGGCCCTGGTCGGCGAGCCACTCGCTAAGCCGACGTGCGGCCGTCGTGAAGCCGGTGATCGTGTGGGGACTGCGCTTACCTTTCGCCGCCTTGCGCCGCAGGCGATCTGCGTACTGCTCGAAGATCAGTTCCATGCTGCCTCCTCTGACGGGGTCTGACCACAGTGTAGCCAGATTTTGCATCTTGTCTAGCTCGCACCCGTACAGAAGCTGTCCACTTGCGTTATTGCACTCGTTTCGTACTGGACCGTCTGGGCCAGCAGGTGTACGGAGCGTGTCCGGTAACACTCTACTGGCCCGTCACGGGGCTATGCTGGGGCGGCGCCGAAGTAGCTCAGTTGGTAGAGCACCGCTCTCGTAAAGCGGGGGTCGTCGGTTCGAGTCCGACCTTCGGCTTCACTTCCACGGGAAGACGTCCCAGAGCTGTCCCTCTCCGCCGAAGAGAACAAGGAGCGGCAGCATCGAGAGGAAGGCGTAGAACCAGTGCCGCTGCACTTGGACGTAACGAACTGTCCGCGGCCACTCGCCGCGCATGAGTGGAAAGCCTTCCTGCGCCACCATCTCGCTCAGGTGGGCGCAGTCTTCGACCATGATGAGGTCGAGCTTTATCTCGGGGCTGGGTAGTGCTTCGGCCTGGTACAGGTACTGCTTGAGCGCGCCCACTGATCGGTCAGGGCTGAGTCCGAGGATTTGCGCTGTGAAAGTGCGACAGCGCACCTTCGGCGACCAAGTGGGGCGAAGCGTGCGCGACATATGACTCCTTCATGATGAGCGAAGCGGTGCGGGGCAAGGACCGAATGTATCGGCTCGTGGGGACACCCGCTGTACCCCGAATGGGTCATTTGCAAAGCAGGCACATACCACGAAAAAATAGGCCCCCGACCTACCCCGTTTTAGGGGCAGGCCAGGGGCCTGTGCGTTGCTACTTACTTGTTCAGATGGTTCTTCAAGATCCAGCGCCATTCCCGACTACCGAGACGGACCCGGAAGCCTGCGACGGTGACGAACTTCTTCAGATGACCGATGGCCCTCTTGAGACGCGGAGCCTTGTACGTGAGGAGCGCGAGGCTCGGCACGACGCTGGTGTCCAGGTGGTCGACGTTGGCGCCGTAGCGCGCCTGACCGTCCGTGGACTGCCAAGCGTGCCAGGGGCAGGCGGGCTTAGCGCCGTATGACGCGACCCATTTCGGCCCCGGCAGCGCCAGGAGTCCGTTGTCGCGCATGAAGAAGCAGCCGCTGTAGGTGACGGGGTCGGCCTTGATCTTCTCCTTCACGGCCGCGACAAGCGCCACCGAGAAGCGGTGAACCTTCGTGCCAATGAGTCCGTCCGTGACCTCGATGTCGAGTGCGGGCAGAAGATCGCCCTTCTCTAGCATCAGGTGCGAGAGGAAGAACGCGGCCTCCGCCGCGGGGTCGTTCTTCGGGTGGGCGAAGTGGTAGCCCCCGACGCGCAGACCCGCAGCCTTAGCAGCGGCGCGGTTCGCGACGTAGGTGGGGTCCACGAAGCTCGTGCCCTCCGTGACCTTCAGGTAGACGCCATCGGCGCCCTGCGCCTTGACCGCCCTGAAATCGACCTTGCCGTTGTTGTTCGAGACGTCAACGAGCCTAGACATCTAGACCCCCGCCGCCTTGAGCACGACCTTCGATAGCTGGACCAGCCCGTCGCCGGCACCGGCTGCGAGCAGTGCGCGCGTGACGAGGATCGGTGCGAGCTTCTTCAGACCATCCTCGACGGGACGGTCATGGAGAATCCGAAGCACCGCCTTGCCTACGCGAGGAAGAAACGACCGCTTGGAGCAGTCACAGGGGCACGGAAACGAGACGCCGCCCGCGGTAACGGACGGGACCGGAATCGGCTCCGGAGTGAGTTCAGACAGGGGTGCCTCCTAGTGGAAGTAGACGAGGACGCCCAGCACTACCGAGGCGATAAAGCTCACGACGGCCAGGCTCGGGAACGCATAGCGAAAGCGCTCAAGCGCCCCCACCCGATTCGTGAGGGTCAACAGTTCGCGCGGCATCTCCTCGCGTGCGGCCCGAGCCAGCTCCAGTGACTGGACTCGGTCCTTGAGCTGGTCGACCTCTTTCGCGTCGGCCTTCAGCTCCATCGCGTCGGCTAGACGATCTACGAGCCGAAGCTCTAGCTCACCAAGCTCAGCGCGAAGTGCTTCGCGAGAGACAGTGATCCGCTCGTTTGCTGCCTCCATTTAGTAACCCGTTGAGGGATCATTGGGGCGGGTAGCGGGGCGAAGGCGGCGCAGGTGCTGCATCGTCTGAGCGACGGCGCGAGCATGGGCGAGCTGGTCCAAGATGTTGCGAGAAGACTGACCGCCCACGCCCTGAGTGGCGTGCTGGACGGCGCCCACGGCGCCCTTGCCGACGTAACCGGGGACGTTCCGAGCAGTCCCCTGCATAAAGCCGGGATGGTGCTGGAGGTAGACCGCGGACGCGGCCTGGTCATGCCCCGCGGCGTGCAGAAGGTCGGCTGGGCGGAACTGCTGCGGGTCGCCCGGCGCACCCTGGAGCTGGCCGCGGAAGTGGCCGCCCCCCAGGGGCTGCGGCTGAGGGAATACCTGAGCCGGGCCTGAGGGATCGGCGGGCATGAACTCGCCGGGGAAACCAGCGCCACCCTGCGGCTGAGGCTGAGGCTGGGGATAGCCAACCCCAGCTCCGCCAGGGCCGAAGTAGTGGATGCCGGGTCCCTGGCCCGGAAGTGGCCGCGTCACGTTGCCCTGACCGAGGTTGCTGCCGTAGGAGCCGACCGGACCGCCGGGCTGAAACCCTCCGGGGAAGTTGGCACCGTTACCCTGCAGGATTTGCTGCAGGAGTGCCGAGAGCGGGCTCTGAGCCGGCTGAGGAGCGGGTAGGAACAAGAGATGTCCTTTCTAGTTAGCCGATCTGCAGGTGCTCTGGATCGGGCGAGCCGTTGTAGAAGTTCGGGACGTCGCCCGAGGTAACGCCGAGGGCTTTCCAGATCGACGGTCCGAAGACCTCGCCGATGGGCTTGCCGTTGACATAAGCGTCTACCGCCCTACCCTGCGTGTGCGGGTCGTTGGCGAAGCCGCCGACCGCGACTGAGTGCTGAGGACTGCGGTAGCCGGAGTTGATCGTGACCGTGACTCCGCGCTGTCGTGCGACTTCATTGACCGCGTTGAGCAGCTTCGGGTCGACCTTGGAGATGTTCACGCCCGGAAGTGCGCGAATGTTCGAGTAGCTTCCGTCGTGAGAGCTGGGTGCGCCAGCATCCACCAGCGGGCCCTTCGTAGGTGAAGGACCGAAGACGTTCTGGGCAGCCTGCGCTTGCTGGCGTTGAGCCAGGAGCTGGAGTAGCCCGAGGCCTGCGGTGTTGCCAGAGGAAACCTCCGACTGAGCGAGGAGGCTGAGCGCGGCCAGATTGGCTCCCCCGGCTCCGGCGCTGACCTGGCCGAGGAGTTGCTGAGCTACTGGGCTCGAGCCCGCCGGCAACTTGCCGCCAGCAAACTGCCCGTAACGCCCCGACGCCTTGGCGATCTCGCCCGCAACGTCCGCCGGTCGCTCGAAGCGCGCGCTGATCGCAGAGATCGCCTGCTGGCCGTGAAGTCCGCCTGCGACCTGCGCGATGTGATCGAGCGCGTAGCCGATGCCGGCCTGGCTGTTCGCCCACTGGTTCGGATTCCCGATGCCCCGAGGAAGCGCCCCGCCGACGTGAAGTTGGAAGGGCCCGAAGGAGGTCCCGTGGTCGCCGACGGAGCCGTTGAAGCCGCCCTCGACAGAGGCGATGCTGAGCACCGCCGCTGGGTCGAGGCCGCGGGCACGGGCCATCTGCGCGATCAGAGCCGCGCGAGGGTTCGCCACAGAGACCTCCTTCTTCTACACTGGCGCTATGGACGCCAGCGCCATCATCGGGTTGGTCGTGCTCATCGTCCTTGCGGGAGGCACGATCCTCGGCAGCTTCTTCACCTTGAGAGAGAAAGAAAAAAAAGCCACCCACGTACTAGAAGCCGGTGAGGCTGGTCTTTTTCTTCTTGCTCGACTTCGCCTTCGGCTGCTGCTGCTTGTAGAGCCGCTCTGCCGCCGCCGGACTCACACGCTTGCGCGGGAAGCCGAGGAGCTGCGACCACGTCTCGGACGGGTCGCCCTGGTACAGGTGTTGCTCCGTCTTGCCGCGGCTCGTGTAGGTCGACGGCTGACCGCTGCCGATGAGCGAGGAGATGAGCTTCGCGTAGGGGATTCCCTCCGCGGTGTTGACCGCGATGGAGGGGATGACGCCCCCGTGCGTGGCGATGGGTTGTGTAGAGCCCATGCGCGTGCCGCTCAACTGCTCGACCAGACCAGAGATGATCGGGTTCAACTGGCCGCCGATGGTCTCGCCAGGGCTGACGTTGCCCTTCGTCACCAAGGCGGCGAGCGATTGAGCCACGTCCGGCACGGTCGAGTACGGGTTCAGGCCTGTGGTCGCGAGCGCCGAGATTCGGCCCTGCGGCCCTGAGGCCTTGCCGAGCGGGACATCGCCGAGGAGGAAGTCCGGCAGGTTGACGCCGAAGGCCTTCTTCGTCTTGTCGACGCCGATGTTCGAGACTTGCTGCGCCGCCGCGAGGCGACCGGGGTGCTCACCGAACATGTCGACCACATGGCTGACGATGTGACGATCCCAGGTGTAGAACGGGATGATGTTCCGCACCGCCTGCTCCGTTGGCGTGAGGCCGGTGTAGTCGCCGGCGATCTTCCGGATGTGGTCGACGGCCCGCCCCCGCAGCTCGGGATGCTTCACCAGCGCCGACTCGACGGCTTGATCGAAACCCTCGCCCTGCCGCATGATCGCCTTGACCTCGGGCGAGTCGTGCATGAAGGCGTTCAGCGCCGTGCGCCGGATCGGCTGATCGGCCAGCGAGTGAACGAGCGGGTAGAAGCCCTGGCGCGCCGTGCGGACGAGGCGGTTGCCCTTCGTCGTCACAGGCTCCTGCAGCGAGTGCGCAAAGCCGGCGTTCAGCTCGTCCAGGAAGTACTTGTCGGTCCAGTGGTTGCTGAGCCCCGAGACCTTGAGCATCTTCGTCGCATCGTGTGCGCCCTTGAGCTGCTTGACGGTGTCCACGAGGCCGGGGAGCAGCTTGTGGCCGCCCTGTCGCATCGCGAGCATGGTCCAGTTGCCGATGCCGTTATCTACCACTGTGCGGGGCGAGTAGCCGACGAGCGCGTACTTCCAGACCGTGCTCGGCGTGCGCCAGAGCCTCTTGAGGAAGCGTGTTGAGTTCGCGGCCTCATGGCCGAGCGCGTACGCGGCCTTGGTCGGGGCGATCAGGAGCTTGCCGTCGCCGTTCCGCGCCGCACGCTTCAACTGCCGAGTCATGGTGATGCCGCCCCAGCGCTCCATCTTGTGCTCGAAGTCGCCCTCGGCGGGGTGAAACTTCAGGAGCTTCTCGGACAGGCTGCGCTGCTTCACGTAGCCGTAGCCCTTCGGAAGCGGCCTGTCTTCTTCCCACGGAATCGCGTTCCGGTGGAAGTTGTCGAGGTTGTACTTGTACAGGGCGGGCTCGATGATCTTGCGCGTGTCGATCTCTGAGAGAGACTTCCCGGCGTGCAGCTCGGCGGCGATCTGAGCGTGCGCGGCAGAAGCCCAGTCCGGCAGGCTCTTCGCCTGATCGGAGGTCAGCTTGCTCAGTGCCTCGCCGATCTGCGCGTGGTCGCCAGCGGCCTGCATCAGCTTCGACGTGATCTCGCCGTGCGCCGCGGAGCGGTGCGTCATGAACTTCGAGTAGGAGCGCTCGTAGGAGGCGCCGGGCCCGACGATGTGGTCGCCGAACCAGTTCGGCAGATGGTCGGCCAGGTGCGAGGTCAGCGCGAAGGTCGCGTTCTGCCGCAGCCGTGTGGCCGGGTTCCTCGAGAGGTACTTGAGCATGTCCGGGCGACCAGCCTCGGTCACGTCCTTGAGCGTGCGCGTGGTGTTCGCGGCCGTAGCTGCGAGCCGCGACTCCTCGCCGAGTACGCCGAGGTCCGCGAGCTTCCCCGCCGCAGCGCCGCCAGCCGTGAAGGCGGTGGCGAGGTCGAGGAGCGGAGCGAGCGGGTGGCTGTATGTGTTGTGCCACCACTGTCCGGCGTGGCCGTGGAAGAGAGGAGACCAGTCGGCCCACGTCGCCTTAGCGCCCAGCTCGACGGAGCGGATCGGGTGCTCCGCAGTCTGGATCAAGCCCTCGGGCAGGCCGACCGCTGCATCGCGGACGTCACCGAGCAGGTTGTCCAGGAAGCCGCCGACGCCGTGAGGCTTCGGAGCAGCCGTGGAGGGGGCCACGCCCCAGGTTGCCTTACCCGAGCCGAAGCCGGTGTAGTTACCGCCGCTCAACGTGACCCCCTCTCAGTGTTAGCCGTTGAAGTACGGGCTGACGACGCTCTGTGCCCAGCCCTGCGGAAGACCGCCGTTCGGGAAGTACGTCCCCGCGACGGTGCGAGCGAGAGCGACTGCCTTCGGCATGGTGATGCCCGGCTTGAGGTTGCCGTTCGCATCCAGGATGTGACTCAGAACTGCGTTCTGGACGTTGTTGATGTCCGACGGGGTCGCGTAGCCGAATGAGCCGCGGACGGGGGCGTTCCCCTTGTTCGCGTAGTACAGGGCCTTCAGGCCGTTGAGCTGCGCCGCCTCACCAGCCTGCTGCACGGACATGTTGTCCTGGAACTGCTGCTGAGCCAACTGGTTGTTCTGACCCAGGATCTGCATGAGCGTGCTCGCGCGCGTGCCTGACAACGTCTGACCCCGCTGCCCCTGCAAGTCCTCGAGCTGCTGCTGCAGCTTGGACTTCGCCAAGGCGTCGGTGTTCAACTGGTTCGTGGCTGCCGCGGCCTTCTCCTGGTCCACGACAGGGGCCAGATCGTTGTTCAGCATGTCCTGGGACGTGCCGAGCGCCTGCAACGTGCCGATGTCGTTCAGACCCGCCGCCCCGACGTCTGCCGCGCCTGCGTTAGCCGCGCCGCCGAGAGACGCCGTGATGGCCGCCAGTGCGTCCTTCATGGAGCCGACGCCGGCGTTCGTTGCCGCAGTGTCGCGAGTGCCTGCCGTGCCGAGCGCCTTCTGCACCTGGCCGTACCAGTGGCCGATGTCGTGCTGGTGCTGCGCGGAGTCCGTGGGTGCCTGGGCGAGAAGCCCCTGTACGTCATGGATCTGCGGATCGAACTGCGCCCCGGCCTCGGCCTCGGCGAGCTTGTTCGCCAGGGAGGTCGGGATCGGAATGCCGGTCTGTTGCGCGATGCGCGTGAGACCTTGAAGGTTCACCGTACCGCCGTTACCGCCGGGAGTCCGCTGCTCGGCGTTCCCCGGCTGCGAGTTGCCCTTGCTGTCGAGCGTCTTGCTCGGCGGCAGGGTGACGACTGAGCGATCCTTGTCCGCGAGCCCAAAGCGCTTGTTCCACGCCTCCGGGTCTCGAGCGCCGGTGATGTGCGTTCCCGTGAGGATGCGGCCGAGCGGTCCGCCAGAGTCGAACTTCTTCGGGTTGAGGAAGTCGCCCAGTGCGGACTTCATGACCTTGCCGACGCCGTTGCCGCTGGCGGGGATGTGGTACCCGTGCGCGATCAACATGCGACGCAGGCCCTCGATGTTCAGCGTGCCGATGGGCAGGCCGTGGGCATCGACCGTCTTCGACCGACCACCAGTGAGCCGCTTGAGGATGTCCCCGGCGGGGTTGGGCACCCCGAGAGTGGGACCACCGACGAGAGGCCGCCGACCGGGAACGTAGTACTGCTTAGGAGACGCCGATCCAGGTGGCATTAGCTCGGCCTCCTTCTGTTGAGGGCTGCTGCTCTCGCTGTGCGCTGCGCGATGATTCGCTGAGCGCGCGGGTTCGTGCCCGCTCTCGATTTGGGAGCGGGGGGTGCGGGCGGATTCGGGTTCGCGCCAGTGTTCCCGTAGTCGGGGACAGGGACTCCGTCATAGCTGGGAGTGTCGAACTGACCCTGCGCGATGGCCTGTTCTGCCGCGGCTTGCTCTGCCTGCCAGAGCGCTGAGTCGCGCGTGTATCCCGCCGTGTCCTGCTGGTCTTGAAGGCCAGAGAGCGCGTCGGAGAGCGCGCTACCGAGCTGAGCCGACTGGCCGCCGAAGACGTACTTGTCGGCCGAGAGCGCCTGGTTCGCCAGACCGCCGTGGAGTCCGCGCTCCTGATTAGCCATCTGATCCTGCATCGACTGCTGAGCAGCGCCCCGCAGCATCGTCTGGAAGTTTCCGTATGGGTTGTTCGGGTCTACGTGGACACCCGTGATCGTGCCGCTGGTTGGGTCGACGGATCCGCCGTAGCCGTACTGCTGAAGCGTGGACATGCGCTGCTGGTTGATCCTGGCGAGCGCATTGTTGTAGGCGTTCGTCGCGAGAACGTCGGCCTGCTCATAGCCGCCGACGCCCGGAACCGGCGACGTGACGAGAGGATCAGCCACGGGGTTACGCCTCTCCGTAGACCGAGATGCGCGTGCCTGCGACGAAGTTGCCCGCAGAGAGCAGGAACGTCAGCGTCGTGATTGCCGTGCTGTTGTCGGTCGTGCCGCCGAACTGGCGGATGATCGTCACACCGGAGGCGTTCGTGCCGTTACCCTCGGCCGCGCTGGAATGTCCGGTGTAGGAATGCCTCTTGCTCGCGCCCGCGTAGTCAGCGATGCGGATGGTGTGCGTCGAGAAGCGAAACGTACCGGCGCTAGCGCCGGGTATATCGCCCACGTACGCACTCGTGTCCGTGAGTCCCTCCGAGGCGGTGACCGCTGTTGCAGAGGCCTGCAGCTGCTGCCAGTCCCAGGCTGCGGTTGAATCTCCGTTCACGCGCATACGCAGCGCGGCGGCCAAGGCCACAACGTCGCCCCGCGCGCTCACTTCGATTAGCAGATGCTTGAACGTCTGAGGCAGTGAGGTCGTGGTCATGGTCGCGGCCGGGAGCGTGACCGCGGCGTCGACCGAGTCCCACAGCAACTCAGAGGTCTTCCCCCACGAGCCGTCGCCGCGCAGGGACTTGGTGGCGTCGTTCGGGTAGCCGGAGATACCGCTGGGACTCAGGCCGAGCACGCTTGAGCGAACCCAGGTCGAGCCGTTCCAGACCGGGACTTCGCCCGTCACAATCCCAGCCGGGGTGGAGAGCCGGGTGCTCAGTGCGGCCTGGATCGCGTCCATCTGCGCGTTACCACCAAGACCCGACGGCGCATCCGCGCTCGTGTTGAACTTCGGGATGTTGTCCGGAGACGTAGGCGTGCCCGTGGCGTCAGTCGCCAAGTGGCCTCCTTCCTAGAAGTGTGATGGCCGCGTTACCGGGCCTGGAACCAGAGTCCGTCGAGCGAGACCGAGAGGTTGCTCGAAGGAGCCTGCGGAGTGATAACGCCGCTGTTGTCGATGTCTACGCGGCCGAAGGCGCCGTTGGAGAGCGTCCCGAGCGAGATCAGCGCGTCAGGGCGGTAGCCGGGAGGCAACTGCGCTGCCGCCTGGCCGACCGTGCCCAACTTGATGACCCCGTGCAGGAGCACGACGTCGTCCGCCGTCTTCGTGAACGCGCCACTCTGATACGGCGCCCCGTAGTTCACCCAACTGTTCGTGTACGCCGGCTGTCCCTGCGAGCCAAAGTAGCGCCAGTCGCCGTACTTCTTGAACTCGACCTGGTCTTCGATGATGAGTTTCTTCACCACCGTCAAGGTGTTCGAGCCGAAGTCCTCCACGAACTGCGTCGGGTAGATCTGCTGCTGCTGGCGCAGGAACCGCGTCAGCCAGTCGACAGTGAGGCCGCTGAGCGGCTGAGAGTTGTCAGCTGCCACGACCTACACACGACCAGGTCGGAGGAGCTTGTAGCCGACGTGATACGGGCCGATCTGTAGACGCTGGATCGAGCTGCTCGACTGGTAGAGCCGGAAGGACAGGTGCGTCGAGCCGCGCTGGAACTTCACCCGCTTCGGGATGAAGACGCCCTGCACGATCTGATCCCACGTAGGGAATGCGCCCTTGAGCGCATCCCAGTTCGTGATCGCTGCCCGCAACGTGTCCCAGGTGTAGGTCGAGCTGGAAAACGAGCTGCTCAGCTGCTGGCCGATGTCGTTCAGGCCGATGACCGTGTCCACGTTGATAGACCCGCCCTGGACGAGGTAGTGCAGCATCAACTGCTTGAACTTCTTCAGGCGCGTAGAGTCGCCGCCGTCGAACTTCTTCGACTCGAAGTAGAAGTCCGGCCCCGCGGTGTTGCCGAGGCTGACGTCGCAGGTGATCGGATCGACGCCCTCCTGGTTGAACAGCGCCTCGCCGTCGGCGATGTAGCCGATGTCGCTCGCGTCTCCGGTCTTACGACCGTTGACGAGATACCAGGCCGTCTTGCTCGCGCTGGCGGGGAGCGTGATTGCTCCACGGATGTGCAGATTCGTGCCCATCGTGACCGCGAGCGTGTTCAGGTTGACAACGACTGTCAGGGTGTTCGGCGTCGTGGACGTCGTGCCCTTGATGACCGGGACCGTCGGCGTCGCGCGCTCGATGAAGAGGAAGTAGTGGTCGCGATTTATCATCGACCACATTCGGAACGTGTTCGGGTCGATGCTGCGAACCGAGTTCTTCCAGTAGTCGCCGAGCTTCGGTTTCGCCGGGTCGTTCGTCAGGCTGCGGACCTGGATACCGTCGTAGAAGTGGATGCCTTCACGACCGGCCCAGATGACGCCGCCCCCGTACTGCTGGACGGACATGCCGGAGATCGCGCCGTCATCCTCGAGCTTCTTCGGCGTGAAGGTCGAGGGCGAGTTGCCTGTGATGATGAAGGCCTCGGTCTCCTTGAGCACAACCAGGCCCGTGAGTGCTGGGGCGATAGCCCGGATCGGCTCGTTCACGCTGCTGGAGCTGATGATGTCGAACCAATTGCCGTCGAAGGTACTGAGGTCGAGCGATTCGGGATCGTCGGCCTCGCTGAACCAGAGCCTCGACGTCTTCGAGAAGTCGGAGCCGTTGTTCGCGTACCACTGGAGTCCCGCGTACGCAGCGGTGAGGAAGCCGACCTTCTGCGTGTTCGCAGTGGTCGGGATGCTCCAATCCGCATCCGCGCGCAAGGCGACGTAGGAATCGTCGGCGAGCGCGACTGCCGCATTAGCGGCAAGCGTTAGAGCGATCTCGCTCTGAACTGAGAGGACCTTCCCGACGAAGGCCATGTCCGAGGCTCTGTAGATCTGCCAAGTGCCCGTGCTCAGGCCCTGGCTGATGAACTTCGTGGCGCCGCCGGAAACAGTGGCGCTCGTACTGTCGACGGTGAGTCGACCTGTGACCACCCGCGGCGCAAGGCCGCGAAGGGCCTGGAAGGTAGCGCCCTTGGCCGTGATCGCGTACGGGCTCGCCTGTGAGAGCGTGATGCTCGAGTCCGAGTTGATGCTCTTCACGTAGCCGATGAGCGTGCTCGTGTAGCCCTCGTCAGTGTTGGCGAAGATCCAGTGCCCCACCGAGGCGTTCGCGAGGAAGCCCGACCCAGTCAGAGCCGTGGACCCCCGAGCGACCGTGACGGATGCCGGGGACCAGTTCGCCTTGTTGGCGCCCAGCCAGTAGGCCAGGCCCTGGTTCGGCGAGTTGGAGTCGTATGCGCTTGAGACGCCGACCAAGAGGCCCCCGTTGAGCGCGGGCTTCGCGTCCACGATCCGATACGGCGCCCCGCTGTCGGGGACCGTCGGCAAGGGATGCGGCCAGGTCAGGTCGACTTTCGCGCTGAGATCGTCGGAAGCGACACTGAAAAGGCCACTGCCCGCGTTCCCGTTGAGGGCCGCGAACTTCTGGATGCCCTGCGGGTTGAGCGTCATGACGAGACCCGTGCCGGGAAAGCTCAGCTTGAAGCCGATGCTCGAGACGGACTGGACCGGCCCGCGCCTGCGAGTGAGGCCCGGCTTGTCCAGGAGCGCATCCTGGATGTACTGGGCCTCGGTGTCCGCCAACTCCTGCGCGGGGAGGGCGAGGTTCATTCCGTCCGGCGCACCCTCGAAGGTCTCGGTGAGGATGCCGGGATCAGCCGTGACCCCATAACCCGCCGGCAGGGCGGGATTCACTTGCGCCACGGCTCACCCCCTTAGTAAGTCGGCCAGTAGTAGTCGAAGTCGTCCGGGTCGATCATGTGGACGTACTCGGGTTCGTCGTGCTGCTGGGCCCACATCGCGTCATGCATCTGGGCGAGGACGTTCTCGTAGTGCGCCTCGGCCCGAGCTGACACAGCCGGGTCGTCATCCTGGTCCGAGATCCGAACCAGAGCACGGAGCGCGATGGCCTCGTGGAAGTCCGGCGGGATGAGGATGGCGCTCTCCGGGTCGGCCTGCGCGACCGTCGGGTGCGAGCGCAGATAGCGGAGCCGCAGTGTCTGCGTGGCCGCAGGCACCTGGTAGAACTTCATCACGCCACCCTCGAAGTAGTAGTAGAACGGCGTTCCGGCCATTGTCAGCGCCGAGCCGTACTGCTCCTCCATGTCGTCCGTGCGCCTAAAGTGGATGCGCTTGCCAGTGGTCGTATCCATGACCTTCATGACGGCGCGCAGATCGGAGGGAGCGTTCGAGGGCGTGGCGTTGATCCCGTCGAAGGTGAGCGTCAAAACCTTCTCCATGAAGGGCCAGGGCTCGCGGTTGACGACGTTCTTGATCGCGTAGTTGATGACGCGCATCAGCGCGGTCGAGCCGAGGTCGGCGTAGCCGAAATCGCTCAGCTCGTTGTAGATGTCCTGCGGCGTCATCTAGAACCCCGCGGCTCTGAGCGTGCCCGGCGCGACAACCGCGTTGGTACTTGGATCGTAGAAATGGCCGCCGCCCAGAGGGACATAGCCGGGAGGCACGTAGCCGGGGGAGTTTGGATCAACTGCAAGTAGCTGGGTCACGGGGGAACTCGGAACGATTGACGTTCCTGGATCGGCGGCGGCGGTGGTCACTGCTGCCGCTGGGCCCGTGGGGCTACCAGTGGGCATTCCCACGCCCCCGCTTACGGCATGCGCGGATGCGTGCGGATCAACCGGGAGCTGGAAGGGGACAGCCTGACTCGGGAGCGTGGGCATTCCTGCCCCGCCGAGGTTCGCGAGAGCCGAGTTGATGACATTCGAGTCCTGCGTGGCCGCGGGCCGTGCCAGCGCCAACTGTCCGCCGTGGAACGTCGGACCAGCGGCACCAATAAGACCCACAGCGGCGCGACCCTGCGCGGTGTTGGACTGCGCCTGGCCCATCAGCTTCGCGATCAGCTGCTTGCGGCGCGCATCCGGACCGGACTGGTCGACGGGTGCGAAAACGGCCATCTAGGGCCTCCCTCCTGGTACGAAGATGCGGGGACTCGGGTGTGTGCCGTCTTTACGCGCGGCCCAGGCGAAGCCCTCGGCAGCCTCTCCGGCCGCGTCGCTGGCTTTCCGTTCCTGGTCGCGCTGTGCTTCACGAGAGCGGCGCTCAATGGCCTCCGCGATCTTGCCGCCGTGGCGGCGCACGTCCGACTTGTAGAGCTTCTCGGTGATCTGATCCCGTGAGGGCAACTCGGGACCAAGTCCGAAGATCGGCACCGTCTCGCCGTTGGGGCGCTTGAGCAAAACGACCCAGTCGCCGGTCATTTCGTGGCGGCCGAGTGAGAGGTTCGCGTCGTAGTCCTCGACGGCTTTCGTTGCCTCCCGGATGTGCTGGGGCACGAAGCCCGTCCCCGGCAGCCATAGCTGCGAGGGGGTCAGATCGAGAACAGACATGGGCCTCCCTTGCGGACGTAGAAAGTGAAGAAGGGCCCGGCCAGGCCCCAGCTTGGAGCCGAGGCCCAGCCGGGCAGTGACACAAGGACTGTTAGAACGGCTGTTCTAAAAGCCGGTGTCGGTCAAGCCACTCACGACGAAGTGAGTGTTACGACGATCAACGCCGATGTTCGCGTACCTGAAGAGCGCCGCCTGATAGGCGTCGATCCCAGGTACCCACCGGACCGTGAGACCGTCACGCGAGATGAAGTCCCAATCCGCCGGCGAGAACAGACGCATATGCGCCTTGTGAATGCCGAGGATCTTGCCCCACGGAGCGTGCCGATCCGGGTACAGCTTGACCGCAGCCCCGTTCGCCATGAACGCGATCTCGGAGAAGCCGCCTTTGAAGTCGGTCTGGTTGATGAACTGGATCAGCGACTTGAAGTCGCTCGTCTCGAAGAGACGCCGGGTCAGGCCCGGAGTGGTGATCGTCACGAGATCACTAGGCTTGGCACCCGCGGCCTGAGACTGGTTCAGAACCTGCATCAGGACCGAGAGGCTGACCGCGCCGCCCGTCGTGTTGGCGATGTTCTGCCAGAACTTCGAGCCCGCGGACGCGCCGTTGATGCCGCCGACCGTGTTCGCAGCCGTGGAGATGGCCTTCGTGAGGCCCGTGTCCATTTCGCGAACGGTGTACGTGGTCGAGGGGCCTGCGTCGCCCGTGACGTAGAGGTTGTGCGAAGTCGTCGTGGTGACGGTCGCACCGGAGATGGTGACGGTCCCCGCAACCGGGTCGACGTCGGTGATCGTCCGCGCCTGAGCGACGGAGATCGGGTTCGTCGTGTCGCCGATGTCCACGACCTGGTTGACGTGGACGAAGCCCTTGACGATGGGCTCAGCCGACGGCAGAACCAGCGTGGTTACCGCGGTGTTAGCCGCGAGAGGGGAGAGGATTGCGTCACCCGCGCCGTAGACCTGGCGAGCAAACTGCAGCGCCATGTCGGAGCGGATGCCATCAAGCTCGGACTTCATCGCCTGCAGGAATGCGCCTGCATTCGACTTCGTCTTCGCGATGGCCTGACCCGAGACCTGCACAACGCCGTAGTGGTATGCGAGGTCATAGGTCGCCTGTGCGTAGCCCTGCGAACCGGCCGTCGGCAGGTTCTCAAGCTCGCCACGAGAGCCGTACGCACCGGAGCGCGCACTGTGGAGAGGGAGAACCGCCTTGAGGCCTTCGAGATTCTCAGCTGTCCAGCCGAGGAGCTGCTGGACGAGAATGTCGTTGTTGAACTGCTCCTGGACGGGGCCCAGGTAGAAGTTCTTCATGATGTTCGACAGGGTGGAGAGCGTTGCTCCAGCCAACTGTTACGAACTCCCTTGGGGTAGTGGTGGTCAGTGTTCGGCCACCGCCCCGGCGGATAGACAGGGCCTAGACGAGAGTGTCGATACCGGCCTCACCGAGGTAGCGCATGGCTGCCCTCTGGGCCTCTTCGAGCGTCTGCGGTGCTACCGGCTGTTCGCTCGGCAGACCCGCACCCGCAGCGGGACCAAGCCCGCTCGTCTCGCTCGCAGACTGCTTATCAGACAGGTACGCCGAGATTCGTGAAGACACGATCTGCTCGTACCGCTGCTGCGCCGTGAGAAGGTTGCCGTCGTAGAAAGACGACAGCTCGTAGATCGCGTCGAGGTCCTCGTCCTTGTAGGTCGGGTTCGATTCACGAATCGCCATCTCCTGGCGCTGCAGTTCGCCCGCAAGAGCCATCTGCGTGTAGGCAAGCTCCTGAGCCTCCTGCTGCTGCTGAGCCTGCGCCTCGAACTGAGAGAGGCGCTGCTCCAGCCGCTGCTGGTTCTCGAGGAACGGTGCCAGCTCCGGGAACTCCTCCCGCAAGCGGTCAGCGTCGGGCGCCGCGGCCGGAGCCTGAGCGTCCTCAATCTGACGGGCTGCTTCCGCCGATGCCTGCACCGGCGTAAGTCCCTGCGCCTGCAGATGCGCCGTCAGTTCCGAGTGGAACTGTGTCAGCGCCTGAGGGTCTTGGAGCGTGTGCATGAGCTGAACAGCCTGCGCGACCTGGTTGAGGTCGCCGAACTGCTCGAGCTGCTTACGCTGGGCCGCCACTTCCTGAGTCTTCTGGGTGAACGCAGCCTGTAGCTGCTTCCAGCCCTCCTGAAGCTCGGGCGCCAACGTGTCGGGGTCGAACTTGCCACCATCGAAGGTGTCCGTAGCTGCCGGCTCGGCCGGGCGCGCGAAGCGCCCCGCGTCGTCACGGTTGTACTGCGGCTGCACCTGGGGTTCGTTCTGCCCCTCGGGAGTCGTGGACGGGGCGGCCTGCTCGGCAGGAGCCGGAGCCATCGGTGCCGGTGCATCACCGGACACGTCAGACTCAATGCTCGCTCCGAGTTCCGCTACAGCGTCCTCGAACGACATTTCGGAAATGGGTACTCCTTAGTCAGGGAGGTTCGAATCCCTAGCTCCCGGCTGGGAGGGCGGGCTGCTCGATGATCTCCGCTTCCTGGATCTCATACTCGCGCGACCGAGCAAGCTGCTGCATGTCCGACACGAAGCCCACAAGGGCATCGCGGATGTCGCCAGAGTTGAGTCTGTGCTCGTGCTCGACCCTGCGATCTGCAAGGCCGGACGCGCGGTCTATCTTGTCCGTGAGAATGCCGATCATGGTCGTGACCTGACCAACGTTCACGTCTTTCGGATTCGCGACTAGCTGCTCGAGCTTCCCGCGCAGGGCCGTCAGGCCCATCATGCGGATCTCATCAGCCTCGCCGACGAAGTCGCCTGCCGCGTGCTCGATCAGCTCGACCGAGGGCGGATTTTTCTTGAAGTCGTCACGCCATCGGCGGACAGTGTTCTCCGGAACCCCAGTCTCGCGTGACGTCCGCTTGACGTTCCCGTCGTTCGCGGTGAGAACGACGTACACCCGAGCCTTGTCCTCTTGGGTGTACGTCGCTCTAGTAGCCACTCTTCGCCTGTGGTTTCGCCGGAGGGCGCTTGGCCTGCGCTAGGCGGGCCTGGGCGAGTCGCACCTGTTCAGCGTGAAGCTGCTCCGCGCGGGACTGCTCGAGCGCGTGCTTCTCCACTGCCTGTCGGTTGGCGATCTCGGCCTGCGTCGCCCGATGTTGGGCTAGTGCGGTCTCGTGGACCGACTTAGCCTGATCGAGCTGGTGCTTGTCAGCGGCCTGCTGCATCTCCTGCATCTGGGCCTGCTGATCGGGATGCGTCGGGTCTCCGGAGTCCTGAACCTCGGGCTTCGTCAGGTCATCCACAACCCAGGTGTCGATAGGCGGTTCCGACAACTGGTCGGGCGTGACCTGCACACCCTGGCGATTCAGGATCGCTGCCGCGGCATCCGGGCTGACGCCAGAGCGAATCTGGTACGTCGTCCGTGGAGCCTCAGGCATGATCGACGCGAGGCGCAAGTTGTACATCGCCTGGTACATAGCCTGGAAGCGGTCCATGAAGCGCTGTTGCGTCGGGGGATCGAGCTGCTCGTACTCGGCGCTAGTCATGAAGCGCTTGAGCACGTCGATGTGCGTCTCGTAGTCCTCGTACATCGCCGGCTGAACAGCGGCCTGCTCTAGCGTCTGCTGAGCCCACTGCTGCACCTGCTGCGGCGAATCCGGTTGGCCATCTTGGTCGACGTCGACGGGCTGCCCCGCTTGCATCTGCGCGATGACCTGCTGAACCTGCTGCACCGCCTGCTGGTAGGCCTGGGCGTTGACGGGCTGCCCGGTCTTCAGCTTGTCGATGGTGCGGTACGCCTGCTCCTCGTCCGACTGCTGTTGGGCCATGAGCCCGTTCATGTCGGAAACGTCGAGGTAGCGCATCGCCTGCTTCTGGTCGATGAGCTGGTTCTGTAGGAGGAACTCGATTCGAGCCTGCTTGCCCGCCCGCGTGCGCGGAAGTCCTGAGCCGATGACGGAGTTGAAGCTGAAGCCCCCGTCGATATCGGCGTTCATAAACTTCTCGATCTGGACGCCGCCGTTGGCGCCGCGGATCTTGAGCATGCGAGGCTCGGTGTAGTACTTCTGCGCGAGCTTGACCATCAACATCCCGGCGTGCGCGAGCGCAGCCTCCATCCGGATGATGACCGGAGAGAGCTGGTCAGAGACCGACTCCTGGATTAGGTCGATGCTCGACCCCGAGTCGATCCGGGCTGGTAGCTGATCGCGAGCGGAGGGGATGCGGTTGAAGAGCCGGAACATCCGCTGCGTGACGTCGCCAAGGTGCTCGTACACGTACGGCGGCAGGTTCGGAAGCTCCCGCCACTGCGGCACGGCACCGTTGATCGGGTTGTAGGTCAAGATGCGGCCTGGCTCGTTGTTGAGCCGTTCGCCGTCGAGCGACCCGCGCGGGGCGAGTAGCTGCGGCTTCATCGTCAGGTTCTTGTGCTCGACTACCTGGGAGATCGTGCGGTTGATCTCCTTCTGCAACGGCCTCGCGGCCGTGACGATGGGGATGTCGAGCGGATGACCCGGACGCTTGATGCCGGGGAACTTGATGATGGGAAGATCGTCAAAGGGAAACGGCCACGGGCTGTCGTCCAGGATCTTGTCGGGCCCTTCGATCCAGCAGACCACACGCCCCTTCGGGACGACGGGGTTCGGCTTGACGTACATCTTGTACACCCGCCGGACCGTCTGCGGTCGCTGATCCTGAGAGCCCATGATGCCCTGCATGTACGTCGAGTCCTCGCCCGGCACGGAGTCCGGGGTGAGGTTGTCCGGCGCTTTCGGGTAGCGCGCCTTGACCTCGTCCGGGTCCATGTGCTCGATGACGATGGCGTAGTTCGCGTCCTCCCACGACTTCGCAGCCGAATCGAGGAGCACGTTCTCGCCAGGTATCGAATCTACGCTGATCTCACCGACGTAGACGCTGCGCTGGAACTGCTTCGGGTCGAAGCCCTGCTGGCGCAGCTCGTCGCGATAGATGTCGAGATCGTCGTCCGGCCAGCCGATGAGCGGCTGTCCTGTCGGAGCGACCATGAAGGAGAGCTGCTTGCCGGCGAGCGCGTCCCAGGTGATGTGCCAGTAGCCCTGGGAGAGTGAGGCGTTGAAGAGCGCGTCCTGCAGCTTCTCGTCCAGCGCTAGCTGGTCGGGCTGCCACCAGTACTCATAGAGCGCCTGCGCCATCTGCGCGGCCTTGAGATCCCGCCAGCTGCCCGTCTCCGGCTCGGCGTTGATGACCGGGCGGTTCTTGGTGAGCTGCGCGACGTAGTAGTTGACGCCGGGCTTGATCTCGTCCGCGGTGAGGCGGACCTTGTAGCGCGGCTGATCGCCCTCATCGAGAGGATCGGTCTGCAGCTTTCCACCGCCGGGCCAGTCCTTGTTCCAGAAGGCCCACTGGTTGCCGCGATAGAACTCGCGGTTCAGTGTCCAGTCGATCTTGTCGCGGTGCCGGAGGGTCTCCAGCTCGCGGCGCTTCGTGGCAAGGGCCGCCGCGTCGCCCAGATTCTTGATGCTCAGGGGCGTCTGAGCCTGAAGCCGGTTGTCGGCCATGCCACCCCCTCAGCTACTCGATGATGTTCTTGCCCGCCACAAGCGCGGCGAGGGACTCCTGGAACTCCTCTTCGGAGATGACGCCTGCTTGGCGCATGGCATCGAGTTCGTCGCGGTCATCGCCGCCGAAGGCGGGGATCACGTCGAACGTCTGGTCCGTGACGTTCCCTGCTAGTGGGGTCTGCGGAGCCAAGGCCATGCCGACGGTGTGAGTGGGTGCGTGGAGCTGGCCGCGTAGGTACTCGATCTGTTCGGCCAGGATGCGGACGAGCCGGTCGCGTTCCTCAAGCCTCTGTTCGTAGAGGTCAACGAGGAGCTGCTCGCGGTTCTTGCGGACGAGACGCACCGCTACCTCGGGGTGACCTTGGGAACGCCGGCCACGAGGCTGACGTCGTGCTTCAGCTCGGTCGCGACATCGAGCAGTTCCTGCATCCGCCGATGGTCGAGTGACGCCGTGACCGTCGCGACAGCGCCGGACACGGTGTAGCCGGACGTGCCGACTACCTTGTCCAGATGGTTCTGGAGTAGTGCGTGAAGAGCCACTGAGTCTCCGATCTAGGCCTGATCCCCTAGCTCGGGGTCGTAGGCCTTGTCTTTTCCTTTGTTCAGAGCCCGCCGCACGGCGAGCCACGCCTCTTCATCCAGCGTCTTCGGTCGACGGTCCTCGCCGAACGCCGAAGCGTCGGGACGGACAGGCAGGAGCACGCCGGCGGTCCCGAGCGCGATCTCGACCGCGTCCAGGAGGTCGTCGTGTTGGTGTTTCATCGCGGGGTCGTAGGAGACCCACTGGTCGATGAACTCGCGCTGGGACCGGCGAATGCGGATACGCCCGGTCTTGAAGAGCGGGCCGAGGCCGAGGATGCGCTCTTCCTTCTTCGACTTGGAGACGACAGCCACCGCGTTCGGTAGCCCCTCCATCCGGGCCGTCATCTGCAGGAGCGCGCGCTGGTAGGCGTTCGACTCGATGCCGATGAGTTGCGGCCGGTACTTGAGGAACCACTCGCGAATTTTGTCGAGCTGGTCCGGGAAAGCGATGTGCCCGAGGTAGTAGTCGAGCAGGTAGGCCTGCGTCCTGTCCTTGGTGATGCCGATGAGGGCCATCGCGAAGTCGTCCGCGTCTTCGCGGAGCGAGATGGCCGGGTCGATTCCCATGAAGAGGTCGAGGTCGTAGCGAAGGCGCCCCGTGCCGTCGTCGGCACTCTTGGGGACGCCGATCTCGTCAGCCTGCATGTCGGGGTTGCCGAGGACGTAGTACTTCAGCCAGTCGCCTGAGAGGGCGATGCCGGCGAGCGCGTCGAAGGCCGCCATGTACTCCTGGCGGAACATGATCGGGTGGTACGTCTGAAGAGCGTCCTCCCACTCCTCGCGTGCGAAGTAGGGGTTGTCGATGCTCGTGTACTCGACCCGGAACTGATTCGGGTCGCTCATCGTCTCCCCAACGAAGAACTGCTCGTAGAACCAGTTCTTGCCATTCGGCGTCGTCGTGGTGAGGACGATCCCGAGCTTGTCGGAGAGCGCCGGGCGGACTACGTCCCACGCATCCCGTGTCGGGATGAAGGCGGACTCGTCAATCCAGAGGATGTCGAGGCCCGCGCCGCGGAGCCGCTGCGGATCGTCAGCCGAGCGGAACTCGACCGTCGAGAGCAGCTCTTCGCCGCGGTAGAACTCGAAGACCTTCTCCGTCTTGTTGAAGCGGTAGTCGCGGTCCTTGATGAGGCCGACCTGTCGGATGACCTCGATGAAGGTGTTCAGCGAGGCGCGGCCGAGCGTGTTGTCTCGAGCGAGCGCCCAGATCCAGAGCGGCCGACCGTTCTCCTCGCCGTGCGCATCCCAGTGGAACTCCTCCGGGTGCATCGCGTAGAAGATGACCTCCCACGCCGCAGAGAACGTCTTGCCCCCGCGCCGACCCGCAACGAGATGGCGGAAGCGCGTGAGCGTGTCGCCCCGCGTGGCGCCGTGGAAGAGGGCCTGCCAGATGTGCGGCCGGTAGCCGTGCTGGAGGAACCAGTAGAACTTGACGGGGTAGCGCTCGACCAGCGGGCCGAGCCACTCGGCGGTCAGGGCGTCTGCTCGATGACGGCCACCCGCCGTCAGCGAACGGAAGTCCATGTACCTCCTGAGGGGTTAGCCGAACTTGCGCTTGATCGCTTCCTCGACCTTGGCGCACGCGCCAGGTCCGCACTTGCCGCAGAGTTCGCGAGCGGCCTTGGCGTGCCCCATGTCGGGGATCGGTAGCGAGCATGGACCCGGAGCCTTCTCCGGGACGGCGAAGTCGTCGGGCCGCAGCATCTTGCGTGCGTGCATCGTCAGTGTGGCCACTAGCGACCTCCGTTCGTGTTCTCGGGACGTGGTGAGCTGTCGTTCGGGCAGCTCGTCCAGTAGTAGCGGAGCAACTTTCCGCAGGTGGGGCAGACCCAGTCCTCTTTCGACTGCGCGTTGACGGTGCGCCACCCGGCGTGGGTGCCGCCGTCGACGTGGCCGATGTTGAAGGACACCGGGCTAGCCAGTGGTGTAGTTGATCTCGACGGGCTTGGCTGCCGCGTTGTTGTTCTTCGCCTGGATCTGGACCTTGCTCAGGCCCGCGATCCGGTAGCGCGCGAGAATGTACGCACGGCTGTTGCTAAGGACTGCGGCGACAGTGTCCGCCGGCGTCAACGGGAGTGGGGCGAGCGAAGGCGATGCGCCCTGGACACCTGAAGTGGCGTCATCCAGATACGGCAGCACGTTGACTACGACATCGCCCGCGGCAGTGGCCGCGTTGGCGACAGTGCCGACCACAGCGATGACGGTCAGCCACTCTTCCGCGCCCGTGTTCAGGTCCTGATTCAGGGTGGCTGCGGCGTTCACAGAAGCGCTTGCTACACGACCCATGTGCCTCCTTTCGAGGACTTGTGAGATGAAGGAAAAGCGCCCCGGCGCTAGTCGTTAGCTGCCGGGGCAATTAGAAATGGGACGGCCAACCATCGGCCGGGAACTCTGTCGCGAACCGACACAGTTGAGATCAAGGAGTGGCAGAGAGGCGGATTGCAGCCCGCATCCCCACCGCCGGCACACTCGAACGCGGTGGACCTACCCCGCGACTTACGCCACGGATCAGCCCTGCGCCTTCATGTGCCAGCCTGTACTCCAGGCGAGCCCCGTATCGCCATGCCGCGCCGATCCAGCGTACGACCCCGCCGCAGCCCGCTCTCACGAGCAGACCACGTCGAAGCCCCCGCCTTCACAGCGCAGCACTGATGCGACGTAGACCCTTCAACCATGCCGTGCGCCAGTGCGCCCAGCCTCCGGACAGGCCATCCCAAGCTGCGGGCCAAGGACTCGAACCTCGACTACCTGGCTCAGAACCAGGCGTCCTGCCGATTAGACGAGCCCGCAGTGGGTGGGGTGATTCCGAACCGTTCAGCTCACCCCGAGCTGGCTTACTCGCTCCGCAGATGTGGATTCAGGTCCACATCGAGCGGAACGTGAAGAATGAGTCGGCCTGAGAACGCTAAGTCGCTGTCAATCGGCTCCTCGAGGTTGCGCGAAACGACGAACTCGCCACGGCTAACCTCCTTGCCGATCATCTCCTGGATGAGGTCGGCATGCGGATAGAGCGTGTCCGTGACAGCTGCGGGCGTCAACCCGAAAGCGTCCAGCCTGATACGAGAGAGCGTCCGCTCCCCTTTCTGCGGCATCCACCGCGTTGAAGAATCGACCCCGTCCGCCGTCCGCCGAAAACGGGGTCTCACTAAGTAAAACGACAAAAAGCACTTGTTCAAGTTTAGTTGCCCCTTTGCAGGGGTTTTGTGGGGTCATGTTGTCCGCCCTGGCACCCGTCGTTGCGGCCTGGGGCCGCCGACGGGGCCCGTGAAACGCCGGCTTCTCGCGCCGAATCCGCCCTCTCTAGCCGGGGTCGTGCCTCTATATAGGACATTTACTATTTGTTCAGTATTGACCTGACTGGGCTCGAAGAGCCCTAAGTCAGGGAATAGGTCCTGAGAGGCCCATTGGCGAACCAGGGCACCATGTCCTGACGGTCGGAGCCCGGATCGGTGCCGGTCGACGGAGCCCTATCACGCTCGCAAAGCTCGCTCTCATGACGAGGTAGCCCTCCTCGCCCGATCAGCCCATTTCTGATAGCCGGGGGAATGCTCGGAGGGCTTGGATCTGACCGTAGTTGTTGTGGACTTCCTTAGGGCACCTTCGGGTATTTGCAGGCTTTTCGTGCACAGACCTAAGTACCTAAGGGGGCCTTGCCCTTCGCCTCGAGCATACGCCGAAAGAGCTGCCGGCATTGTCAGTCTTGGCAACGCTGATCCGATCTGAGCCGTGCCCATCCGTTGCCAATATTGACTACATGAGCCGATGTGAGATGAGCGTATGGAGCGTTTGGGCACTGGAATGTAGTGCTGTGCCTTGCCCGCTGAACAGATCGTAGGAGTTACGCCGAACAGATCGTAGGCCCAGCGTTGTCACCATAGGCGACAGGATCGGTACCGTACGGCCGATCCATCCAGGCACGGAATCGCGCAGGCTATCGGCGCGTTACAGTGTCGATGGTGAGCGCTGAGTTAGACGAAGTGCGCAAGCGCCGGAAAGCACTACTAGCGGCGCTGGAAGCGTATGAAGCGGCCGTCCAGGAGGCGTGGCAGCTCGGGGCCACCCAGCGCGAGATTGGTGACGCAGCGGGCGTTTCACAGACCCAGATCTGGCGCGTGCTGCAGCGCTCAGAAACTACCGATTAGCAGGGAGTTTCGGCGAACCCTCAAGTAGAGCTTGAGGCGAATGTTGTGCCAAGGGTTGACACGGTAACGCATCGCTGCTTAGATGCGTTATGTCAGCGAGCCCAACCTAGACCGAGAGACAACGGGATGGCAACTAGGGGAAGGTGGTTAGCGAGGGATCGTTCCCTCCCGGTACCGACTACTGCCGCTGCTGACCAAGACGATTCGGCGCTGCTCGTAGTCAGAGGTCGGGAGCAGCGTCAACAGAAGTGAGAAGGGAGCGGCGACAAGCGCCGTTGCCTAGTCACTTCCCGCCAGGAGGAAACATGCAACCGCTCTTTCACATTCGCTTGCAGTCAGCTGCAGGCCGGATCATGGACGTAGCGCTCCGCGCTCGGTCGGAGCGCGTAGCCACTACCGCGGCGCTTCGTGAGGCCGAGACTCGCTCGCCGGGTTCCGGTTGGCTCTGCATCTTCGTACTCGGTGCAGCGTCGTGATTGCCTTTGTCCTACTTCCGCTCATCGGCTTCCTGTACCTACGGATAGCGCTCGATTGACCCAGCGGCTGGGGCTCACGGAGCCTTGGCCGGTAGGTCATATCCCGCCAGAAGGAGAAGACATGGACGTGTACGAGCTGCTCGACAACGCGCCGGAGTACGCCGAAGACGTGGCAAGTCTGTACGACTGGAGCACAAACTACGACACCGGAAATGGCCCGTTCTCGCTCTTTCTCGACATGATCGGATGGTCAGACGATGAGCTGGGGACGGTCATCTACGGCCCGACGATCCATTGGGCCGAGCAAGCCGCCCGCAATCTCACAAGCTGGAACGCCAACCTTGGCTACGTCGAGTTGTCAAAGCTCGCCGATGCACTGAAGGAATACGTATATCGGCCGCAGGACGTGCGGGCCTACGTAGACCAGCTCATGACGGCTGAGAGCGAGGACTGACGCTGTGGCGGTCGCTCTTCGGAGCGACGCGCCGGAACGTCAACCCGCCAGAAAGGACATCTACATGGAGACGCACGAAATGCCGTGCGGATGCGCGTACACGGTCGGAACAGGCTACGGCGCGCATCTGAATGGACAGTTTCATTACCGCGTGGCGAACCGTGTCGAGTTCGTGCGGCGCTGCGCCGTTCACACACCGAAGAAAAGCCACAAGCGCAAGGCACCAAAGCTCCCGGGGAAGTATGCCCAGCTAGTCACACTCGGTTACTTCGGTGGGCGCAGCTACGGCGCGTACGATCGTCGTGCCGAGGCACAAAGGCGCGCGTACGAAAAACTCATGGGACGGCCCTTCGAGCCGGAGCCTTTGTCGGTTGAGGCTGAGGCTCTACGCCACGCGCAATTCGACTACACAGGCGCAGTTCGGTACGAGTACGACGACGCTTGGACGAAAATCAAGCTCACGCGCGATGACCAGCTCGCGCGGATCGTGCCG